AGCTTGAAAGAGTTATATATTATTCTGTTCCGCCTACTCCAGAAGAATTTCTTAATCCTGAAAATGGTTGGTTATCTAAAGCATTTGTTCATAGTATTTATCCTTGGGTTAAAGAAGAATTTCTTGAATGTACACGAAGAGATAAGAAGTATAATAAGATTGTTCAATATGGCTCGACTCGAATTGGAAAAACATATCTAGCTATATTACTTATTACATATACAATTATATTTATCCATTTTCTAAGAGAACCCGCTATGTATTATGGTCTATCTCCTTTTACAGATTTAGCTGTATATATTATATCATTTAAATATGATAAAACAAGGGAACTATATTTACGTCCTATGTGGAAAATGATGGAGAAGTCTGAAAGATTTGTACAGGTAAAATTTCAAGATAAAGTTAAATCAGAACAAGAAAAATTAGGAAGAGGTAAAATAGTTTATAGTAAAGCTGCTACTGCTGGAGAAATTACTCTTGCATCTGGATTACAAATACAACTTGGTAATGATGATGCACTAGCTTTTATCGGGGCTAATCTCCTATCGGCATTTATTTCGGAAATCAGTTTTTGGACTGAGAATGCTGGAGCAACAGAAGAATCTATCTTTAGATTATATACAGATGTAAGTGATAGAATTACGGCTACAGTTGGACAAGATTATTTAACTTATTTATATCTTGATACATCAGCTAATAATGTAGAATCTCTTATAGAAAATCATGTACTTAAAGAATTAAGATATAGAGAGGGTGTAAGATTTAAGTGGACTACTAGATGGGATGCTTTACCTTATCAAGATGGAAAGAATTTCCCTAAATGGCATGAAACTGGAGAAACATTTAAAGTTATAACAGGTAATGGAAATATACCAGCTATGATAGTAAATGATATAAAACAAATTGAAGGTATACCTAAAGATTTAATTATAGATGTTCCTATAGATGCTTATAGCCAATTCAAAGATAATCTTATAAAGTCAATAAAAGACATTGCGGGAAGACCTACACAAATAGAAAATAAATTTATTACAGATCAATCACTTATAACAAATATATTTAATAATCCATATCTTATAAATTTTGAAGGACATCTTATAGCTGATGCAGCAGATATGCCAGAAAAATTATTATGGAAACAAGTTAAAGATAAACTATTCTATATAAATCCTCAAGGACAATATCAAATAAGAAGAGCACCCAATGAACCTAGATTTATATCAATAGATAATGCTTTTTCATTAACTGGAGATGCAATAGGGATAACAATTTTACATAAAGAATGGTCATTAGAGAAGGAACAATCTATGTATGTACATGATCTTTGTTGTGTTATAGTTGGGTCTAAAAAAGAAATATCATTGGAAGCGCCTATATACTTTATTATGGATTTAATTTCAGAAGCTGGATTACCTGTTTATGCTGTATATTCAGATACATTTCAATCAAGAACGGGTAAACAATTTTTAGAAAGAAATCATGTACAAGTTATTATACAATCAGTAGATAGAAGTATAAACCCTTATCAAATATATTTAAGTTGTTTAATAAATGATCTGATAAAAGGAGGTAGAAATATTTTCTGGAAAAATAATTTACAATGCTTAATGACTACAAAATCTGAATCAGGAAAAGATAAAATAGATCATCCTATAGGACAAACAAATAATAGATATAATGGGGATTATAATAATTCTACTTGTGGATTATTTGCAAAAGATTGTTCAGATACAAGTTGTAATGCTGTATTTGGAGCATATAATTATGCTTATAAACCGTCTACCATATACGAAATGGAAAATAAGCGGTTCTCTAATACTGTTGATGATATAAAGGAATTAACGACTAAAGCACTTCATACACTTATTTCTTCAAGAATTCATTATTAACTATTTTCAATTTATATTTTACTAATAATTAACTTTGAGGTAATACTATGACTACTACAACCGACATAAAAGATCTACAGGATCAAGTAGAAACTTTAAAAGAGTTTCCTGTTAAACTATCCTGGAAACAAGTATGGATTGTTGCTACAACTATTATTACAATTATAGGGAGTTCTTTTGGATTAGGTATAAAAGTACAAAGTAGTTATATGACTATAGAACTGAATAAACAATTAACAAAATTTCAAACAGAATTAAGTCTTAAAGATTTTCAATTGATAGAAGCTAATCGTAAACTAAAAGAAACAGCAGAAGAAAATATATATCTAACTAATCGTTATGATGCAATGAAAGAAAAATTACAAAAATGTTTAGATAAATCTAATTTCTTATTTAGTGGTCCAAGTGAAAAAGATAACAATTAAATTAGATAGAAAAGAACAAATATTAAATATGTTTTCAAGATCACTTGTGAAACAAAAACCAAAAGTTGTTAGTAATAAAATTATATATAAAAGGCAAAAGTATAATTATGAAGAGATATAAATCTTATTTTTATTTGACAAAACAACAAGAAAGTTTAGTCTATAGATTACTTAATTTATCAGATAAAAAATTAAAAGAATCTACAATTGATTATGCTAAAGATCAATTACAAAAAGCAGGTCTTTTCGATAAAGATAGTGATTATAATGGAATGATAGGAAAATCTATATTAGAACTTATACAAACATTTTCAAATCAAAATCATAGTGGTTATAGTGCCCCTTTAATTATAGATCTATTCACTAAACTAGCAAGTTTTGAACCTATTGTTCCTATAGCAAATCCATTACTTACAGGAGCTTATGAAGATATAAGTAAATTTTCAAATGAACCTATAGGTAAAAGTTTACAGAGTACTGAAATATCTTCAATGTTTTCAAATGACTATGGTAAAACATGGTATATATTAATTGAAATTTTTCAAAAAGATGGTGGATGTACTTATGATAAAAAATATATTACAAGTTTTCCTTTCATATATAATAAAGATGATTTTAGAAAAGAGGCTTAACAAATGAGTATAACACTGAATGTAGAAGTCATAGGATTAAAAGAAGCAACTGATATATATAATACTGAAGAAATTTCTATAGTAGGTAAAACTGAAATAGAATTGAATGCTCTTGTAGTTAGTGATTCTTGGCAATCAATCCCAGTATCTAAAATAGGAACCATATCAAAAATAATTGCTAATGTAACTACAGAATCAACTACCGTATTGCCTTCCGCTAATATAAGAATAATATATAGTGGTAATCCTAGTGGAATAACTATACCAATTAACGGAATATTTGTCTATTCAGTAGGAGATGTATTTACTAATCTTATAACAGATATAGATGTATCAACAGATTCAACTACTGAAATGAATTGTGTAGTTTCAGTTTATGGAGTATAAAAGGAGATTAAAAAAATGATAAAAGAAATATTTCTAAAATTAAAAAAGTATCTTGTTACTATATTAACAATTATAATTTTTATTGCTATATGTATTCCATTTGTATTAGCATTTTTATACTTAAAACAAAAAGGAAAAACAATACAAATACATCCAGAATTTAAAATTATTGATATAAAAACAGAAGATCTTATAGATTTAGGTACTGCTATAGATGAAGCTAAAGCAATTCTTAATGGGATAAAATAAATGAAAGTATTATATATAATGTCTCTTCTTATATCTATACCTTTTTCTAATGCTTATAGTAAAGATTATGTATCAGTAATTGATAAAGATAAAATAGTTGGTAAAATATCTGTTGAAAGTTTAAAAACTCTTACAGCTACTTCAGAAAAATATAAAGAGATAATGGATGCACAAAATAAAAAAAGAGTTATCATTGAAGTAATAGATGCAGTAACTGAAACAGATATTAAACATAAATATCAAACTAAAATAAGAATCTCCTGGATAAAAGAAGATGGACAAGAAATAAATTATATTACAGCAAATGTTTTTTTAACAATTATAAATGAAGGTGATGTAATTGTTCCTGAATGGAGATTAGTATATAGAGATGTATCTGAAATAGGTTTTCCTATATGCGGTGGACTACTTATAATTGTTCTAATTATATTACTTTAAGAGGCTATATCAATGGCAGTTATAACTATAACTACACAAGAATTAAATCAGGTAAAACGAGTGCTCGCATTCCCTGGAGTTGAAAATCTTCTACTCTCAGATGATCAAATAATGGATTATGCTGTATTTCCTTCTATGAGAAAATACTTTGTAAAATTCCCTATTGTAATTGAACAATCACAATCAATAATAGGTGAAACTATAATAGCTTTTCCAGATGATAATACATTTGGTGTAGTAGATGTAAGAACTGTTGATGTAGGTCTAATAGGTGGTGTTGGTGGATCGTTCTGGGATGTTGTTTCATATCAATCTTATAATAACTCTTATATATCAAGTAAAACAACTGGTGCTTATGGTAAAAAAGGTTATAATCCTTCAGGTTTAATTTATCAAAGAGATGTACAAAGACAAACTATGAAATCTCAACAGAATCAATACGCTACTATTAAATCAAGAGTAGACTACCCTAATAAAAGACTAATAGCTTATTCTTCTATTACTGGAACACTTAATATTTCTTGGGCTAAATTTTCAGATGATTTTGATGATGTAAAATATGAATATAAAGAAGATGTTATAAAACTATCTCAAGCAGAACTAATGTTACATCTAGCTAATAGTGCAGCTATACTTGTAGATACAGGACTTGAAGTAACTATAAATACTGACTATCTAAAATCTAGTGCTGCTGAAATATTTACAGATGTAGCTGAACGTTGGGCGCAAATTCCAGACATGATCTTGCTCCACCAGGTCTAATCAAAGAAACATAAGAATAGTAACCCATATAAGAATAAGAATAAATGCATACTGCTCTTTATCATAGAGTATGCATAATTCAATTAAAAAGCATGATCCAATAAACATAATTATTCCAAATAAAAGCAATATTAAATTCAACTATACACCTCTTTTGTTAATCCTTCAGATAGAAATCAAAACTACTATTATAACCTAATAACATTAAAATAATTCTTTTAGCTTCGTTATCATATAATATTCTATAACGTCCATTTATAACCATTGTCAAAACTAATTGTTCACATATACTTTTCTTATTATAATATAAATCTAAAATAGCTAATGATTTTTTATCATAGAAATAATATGTAACTAAAGCAGAATCTTTTTTCTCTTCTATTTTAATTTCATATTTATAGTTTTCTCTTTCAAACCAAGATGCTAAATTATGTACAGTGTAATTATTTCCTATATTTTGATATAAAGATAATTGTTGATAAAATGTATAGTATTCAGTACTAGTTATACCTTTAATAGGGAAGATAAATAATAAAAGTATTAGTATATAGAATTTCATAAAAATTTTTCTCCTTATTTCTGCTCAACCCTTTTTCTGTTAAGTTCAGCATCATCTTTAATACCTTTCATTTCTCCAACTATACCTAAAATTTTTAAACCAAAGTCATCAACTTTTAGAGCAATCTTTGTTGCCATAAAAGCCTGTTCTTTAGCTTCTCTTTTTATCATATATTCTTTACTATCAAGTTCTTTTTCTCTAGCCTTATAAACTTTTAGTTTATCTTCTAACATAGAAATCTGAGCATAGAGTTCTTGTAACTCCAGTTCGCGTTCTCTATTAAGATGTTCTTCTCTGTCACTCATTTTTTCTTTCCAATATTTTTCATCTAAAGTCTTTTGTTGCTGTTTTGCTTTAAATAGTATATCAGATAGATCATTAAGTTTAAAAAGTTTTATTACTAGTTTCTTTATCATCATTTTATTAGTATTCATTTTTCCCATTATTTTTTTATTCCCAAAGAAAATTTCTTATTTTAAATAGTCTTAAAATCATATCTTCTTTTTCTACTTCAAATTTTATCGCTTCTTGAGATAATAGTTTAAACAGATAATCCGCATATTTATTATTAGGATTTGAATAATATTGGCTACAGCCTTTAATATTATATATTTCATCCTGACATCTATCTATCCATGACACATGATGATCACACCACAAATGAAGTAAATATTCAAGTTCTTCTTCTCTAACAAGTCTATCTACTGTATACCACTGATAAAGAACTTCCATTTCATGTTTTGCATTTAATACTGGAGGCACTTGATCTTCCCCATCATAAATATCTTTACCACAATGTTCCCAGAATTCACATAACATTATGAAGGGATAATGATATATAGGTTCTACCATTTCCCAAGCTCCATAATAAGGTATAGTACAAAATCTTTTAAATAGTCTATATCTGTAATAAAGTCTTCTCCATATATAGGAGAGATATGACCAACTTCTTTTAATAAATATAAAATCTTTTATATCTTGAATTATTTGATTCATAAAAACTAATCTCTTACTCTTCTTATTACATCTTCAAATGGATCAAATTCTCTTACTCCATATATAAAATATTTTCCTTTTGGGATATTTATTGATTCATGCTCTTCATGTACAAGTGAAGTAAGAACTGAATTTACTATAAGATAAAATTCATCTTTATTCTTTCCTTCATATAGAATGGCATCTCCATTTATAAGTTGATGTTTATGATTACTTACATCTGATTGTTGTAATATCAGATGATTAAGTTTTCTACCATATTCTTTTTTAGGTACTTTAGTTTCTTTTAAGATCAAGTCACCTTGTTGATATTTCTTCATTTTTCTTCTCCTTCTTCAATATTTTTTCTTACTGTTTGAATATAATTAATTGCATCATTTCTCATAGTATTTAATCTACCTAATTCTAGGTCTATTTCCTTTAATAATTTTAATTGATTTTGACAATGTAGAATTAAATCATTCTTCGATATATTATTAAATATTTTTTCATTATTAATTTTACTCATAAATATTCCTTTTAACCTTCTTTTTTAATAAAACATAAATCAAAACTACCCGTATTAAAATTTCTATAATGTAATACTTTATATTCACTATAGTTATATTCTATAATATTTTCATATAAATTTAAATTCTTATATTTTTGTCTAAAAAATAATTCTTTCATTTTATACTCTCCATATTTATATATTCATCTAATCCATAATTTATTAACTTTTTATTTTCAATAAATCCATTTTTATCACATTCATTACAATCTTGACTTTTTAAAGCTACAAAAGGTGTTATTTTACTCCCAGAACAGAAAGGACATTTAGATTTACCTTTATATTTTTTAAAGTTGTTTTGTTCTATTCTATACTGAGTAACTATTTCCCGAGCTTCAAAATATTTTTCTTTAGAGATCATATTATGTCAACTCTATGGGTTTAATATATACATCTTCTGAATCTCTCCATGCAAGTGCTTCTTCTACTGTATTACAACTATTAGCTACCCCCTCAAAATGATAAGTATCTTTTAAAGATGGATTTAACATTTTAAGATATGTAGCATCAATATCATTTCCAATTTTAATTTTATAAAGTTCATATACTTTATCATCTGAGATAGATATTGGTTTTGTTTTTAATTTTTTTATAAATCTATCTATACCTAATTTTCTTAGAAGCTCTCTTCGTATCTCTACATTTTGTTCTTGAAGAATCATATTGACCGTAATTTTTTCTGGTTCAATCTTTACAATTTCTTTTGTTACTTTTACTCCATTAAGATGATATAATTCAAATCCATTCTTATATTTAATACTTGCTCCAGTAGAATTATGTAAAACTTTATTTTCATTAAAATGTATTTCTATTGGTTTAGAACATATAAAACAAATATTATCAAAAGGATAAATTAATGATAATTCTGAACTATCTTTATAAATATTAAATCTTTCTTTAATTTCAATTTTACAATCAATTTTTATTTCATTTATAAGAAAGTCATAGAATGAAAAATATCCTGACATTAAATTTCCATCTAAATAAGGGTATATAAAATTTATTAAATTTTTTTGATTACTAACTTGATTCCAAACTTGATTACTAACTTGATTACTAACTTGATTCTCAACTTGATTACTAACTTGATTCCAAACTTGATTACTAACTTGATTACTAACTTGATTCTCAACTTGATTACTAACTTGATTACTAACTTGATTCTCAACTTGAT